TCTTACGAATCCGGGAAGTGATCGGATCATTTTCCCATGCAGTGCGGATCCTGTCTTCGACGAGCGTCGGGACCGCTACGGTTCCATTGGTCGCATTCTCGGTCAGCAGTGCTCTGCACTCTGCGTCATCGCCGGTTTTGATGAACTCTGCATATGCGTTCATATACTGTTCGCTGCTTCTGATTTCCTGATCAGCCATTACTTCTTTCTCCTCTTTCGGGATCTCAACGATAGTTTCGCCCGCGCCGCTGGCTACAGCCGCACGGATCTCTGCCCGCTGCGCTTCCGCAGCTTTGCGGGTTTCCAGTTCTTCGTTAATGGCGCGAGCTTCCGCCTCAAGTGCGTCAAGATCAGCGCCGTCTGCATCGAGCTCAGCCAGGATTGCTTTCCTGCGTTCCTCAAGCTGTTCGATTGTCATGTCTCTCAACTCCATTTCATACCTCCGTCAGGATTCTGATTTTCTGCTTCTGTTTTTCGCGCTTTTGGAACTCCTCCACGATTTCGTCAATGACTCCCTTGCCGAAATTCCGCGCAGATATAGAAGTAGCGTCATTAGCCGGAAGGCTAACGGCGCTAACATCGTACAGTTTTGTTATGCTCAGGATTGTGCGCAAAACGGTCGTTGTGGTGATGCCGCTTTCTTCGTCCGTTTCGCGAGTCTCTTCTCTCTTGTCTTTCCCCACCCGGAAACCAAAAGACATCTTTGTTGTGTATCCGCCTTCAATTTCTTCGTAAAGGTTCCGGCCGATTTCTGTGCCGCCGAGATCTGCGCGTACATGCAAACCTATCTGATCCGGTTTGAGCTCAAGCGTCTTGTTAGATGTCCTGGCAAAAACGCGGCCTTCATGATCGTACTGCATGATCACGTCTGACATGTCCGTATCGTCAAAGGCGTGCGGGTCGACCTGTTCGTTAACAACATAAACGTTGCCGTCGTACGCCCATCTGTAAAGCTCGTACGGCTGATTAAACGTCGTAGCGTAACCGGAAACGATCCTTTCCTGATCGCCGTCTTTCCGCAGTTCAAACCCGGACACGTCAATATTTCTGTACTGCCGGCCTTCGTCGATTTTTTCTGTTATCCCCTTAGGTATTGACATCTTCTCCTCCCTCCGTAACCTTTTCGTCTGCGTTCCAATACTCGCCGCGTATGATCCTGACGTCACCACCGTCAACCGGCGGCAGATTCCATATTTCTCTTGCGTCATTTATAGAGATGATTCCGCGGTCAAGCATCTGACTCGACACGTTCAGCTTTTCGGTGTTGCTTAGATACTGAAGCCGGTTGGCCGATGCCGTAACCCGGTTGCCCTGGCTCTGCTCGCGAAGTGTGAAAAGCATCTTTGTCGTCACTTCGGAAAACTGCACCGCGAACGGTTCGATGGCCGTCTCGTAGTAAGCAGTCCATTTGTCGCCGTACGCTTCGCCCTGAAGGACGTCCTCATTCATGCCGAAGTAGTCGAAGACGCCGTCCCGGATGATCTTCATCTGCTCCGCATCGACCACCCACGGCTTTGCGTCCACCTGCCGGATGTTTGTGTAAGTGTTCGGGAACAGAAGCATCCCGCCGCCGTCCGCGTCTGCTGAGAAGTTCTCTTCGGTAAAGCGCTTGCGCTCCCGGGCGAGGTCTTCAGCCTTCGCGAAATTCGACAACTGCGCCATGAACCGATAGCTTGCCGCGCTCTTGACCCCTTCCTTGATGCCCTGATTCTGAATGTGGATCAGGTCCATCGTCGGGTAAAGTGCCTGATTGCTTTCACCGAAAAAGTCATTCTTGTACTGGAACTTCGTCATGATTCCGCAGAACTCGAACTCGATCGCCGCCCGCTCGCCATTGCTGAACGAGTAGCGAAGATACGGCACGTCGTCATACTGAATGATTTCGCATTTCGTCGGGAGCGGCGCGTAGACGCCTGACGGCTCGCCATACTGGTCATACACCGGGCAGATGAAGGCCGTATTGTGCACGTCGAGGATCGTCGACAGCCGCGAGAGGAACTGGCTCCACGTCTGGAACTGATTCGGCCCATGCTTCAGCTTGTTCTGGAGCGCCGGCCTCGCGGCTCCCTGCACCTCCACCCTCAGCTTGCTGATATGCGTCGCCCTGGTGTTGATTACCGACCGGATCAACTCCGACTCGTAGACGCTCCCGTTGTATGACGAGAAATGAGGCGAATAGCCATTCAGCATCTTAAAGGTCGCCGCCGGTGCTCGCGGTTCCTTTGGACGGTTTTTAAAGATAAAATCAAAAAGCCCCATGTCAGCCTCCGTTTTTAAGCTGCTCGCCGATCTCGGCGTAATATTTTTGTCTGACGGTCATTCCGTCTAACAGTGCGGCCGTGCCGTCTATGTGAAGCGCCGGCGACAGCTTGACCAGCTTCCCGCGCCCTCGCTCCGTTGACATCTTGAGCGCGCTGTTCAGCAAATGCGCTTTCAGTAAGTCGTTGTCTCCGATGTGTATCTTTTTGTCCTCCAGGAGGCCCTGCGTCTCCTGGATTACACCGTACAGATTCTCGCCCTGATAGACATCGTCACAGTGGAATCCGTACGCCGCCAGATCCTGCACGAGGTACTGAGCGCTGTATCGGTCATACCCGATCTGCAGCGGGAAGATCTGATATATCTCGACCAGATCGGCGAACCATCTGAAACAGTCATGATAATCGACGAAGTTATCGCCGCTTGGCGATAGTATCCCGCGCTGGATAAATGCGTTGTATGGCACGCCGTCCCGCTGTGTCGCCTCGTCGATCTTTTCCGCTGGCAACCAGAAGTGCGCGAAGATATACAGCTCGCCGCCCTTCTCGATCACGACACACGCCGCTGTCAGGTCCCGCGTCTGCGACAGGTCAATCCCGCCGACGCAATAGCTGTCACGGAAGTCAGCAAGGTCGAGCGCCGGTCCGGATGCCCGGTCAACGACCGCCGACGGCAGCCACGCGAGGCTGCTGTTCTGTTTGATGTTGCAGTATTTGGTCAGGAACTCCGCTTTCTTACTGAGAGATCCTTCGGCGATCGCGATCTCTTCCAGAAGGTAGTCAACCGTCACGGATACGCCGAGGTTCGGGTTGCTCTTCCGCAACTCGTTGATGTCATTCCACTTCTCGACATCGTCGATCATGTACAAGAAGGGCAAGAGGCGCCGCTCTTTGCTCTCCCCGAGAAGGAAGCGCGTCGACCGCTTAATCAATTCGTCGTAGATGCCGTTATCGACATAGCCGGAAGTCGTGCACGACAGCAGAATTGCCTCCGGCCTCGCGCCCATGCCGGACTTCATGACCTCATACTGCTTCAGCCCTTTGTCGCCCTCCCATGCGGCGATTTCGTCGCAAGTGCAAAAAGATGGATTGAAGCCGTCCGACTTCTTCGCAGAGAAGGCAATCTTTTTGACCATCGCGTTTGTTGCCGGGATGTAAAGGTCCGTCATCCGATGGCGTGCCAGCTCCGGATCGTCGCCATACTCCCGATTCTTCTTCGCCGCCTCAAGCCGTTCTTTGCGCTCTTGCCACTCCGGGTCAAGCTGTGTCATCATCCAGATCGTGTTGTAAATCAGATCTGCCTGATCCAGCTTCGGGGCCACATTGAAACATCTTGCCCCGAATCCGCCGGTGACGAACCAGTCGTACTTTTCCATTCCGGCGGCGAGCAAGGTCTTGCCGTTCTTCCGCCCGATCACAAGCAGGATCTCGCGAAACTGCCGATGCCCGTCTTTATCGACGATCCCATACACACTGCTTACAAAAGCCTTTTGCCATGGCTCCAAGATCAGATTGCCAGGCGCCTTCGGCCCTTCTGTGTGGAATGTATGCTCCTCGATGTACTCAATGGCGTCCGCTGCCTTCTTTTGGTCAAAATAAAAGGCCCCGGATTCGAGGCCATGTACCAGATACTCGTACAGCAGCCCGACCCAACGCCCAACGGTCTCGGAACCATTTTTAATTCGCTGATAATATTTATAAATCCAGTTTTCCGCGCCCATCTTCAGTCATTCTCGCCCGAATTGGGCTATATATTTTTCGAGAC